ATGTCTTGAATCATTTTGTTCAACTTCATATACATTTTTCAACTCCTTGTTTGGTTAATGTATATTCAGTATATATTGGATTGGTAATGCGTCAACCTCCTGTAGAAGTCGCATAAGATGGGGTTTTTTTTGCCAAAGACTATATCTAGTAGTTGGTCTCACTGAGTGGCACTAGGAGTAGTCGGCATTATTATATATAATATACCATGGTTGACGCTATCCGGATCCGTGCTAAAATGAATTATGATTAACAACACAAAGGAGTTGAATAAAATGTCAGACCATTTAAACAAAAAAGAAGTAGATCAATTGATGGACTTGTTTAATAAGATAAAATTAGACTTATCTGATTCAAGTTTCCCAACAAGAACTAATAGATTAGAGGCTGTGGAGAACATGAAGAAAGTCCTTAACATTCACGGATATGATGTGAAGGATATGCCTACTTCGGAACCAACAAAGTTCACAGACGCATTGGATCACCACGAGATCATGCAGAAAGGCATAGTGAGATAATGATTGAAGGATTGCAGGTGAAATCAATAGAGCAGATCTATGAGGACATGATTGACTCATACACCAAAGGTGACTACCTGGATGGATTCACACAGGATGGTGACGACGCATTGATGGGACCGAAGAAGTTCGCAGAGCGATTCCATAATATCTGCCTAGGGTTTGGATACAGAGAAGCAGAAATTGTACCAATGAAGATGGAGATCGAAGAGTGGTGCCAAGAGCATTTGGCACATCTAGAAACTAAATTTAGATGAAAAGAAAAACAAAGAAAATGATATTGGAGTTATTGCATTTCTGGCCGATGACCATCGTTGTGCCAGTGATGTTGATACTGATATTGTTTGGACCGTGGATAATGAGATGATATTGGAAACCGTGTTTGGAATAGCATTGACCATTATAAGTGCCGGAGACGCCAAGGCTGACCCTGCCTCAGTAATATACAAAGGAATCATGACCACTAATAAAATTATAAAAAAAGAAAAGAACAAAGAAATAGATGACAGCATTCATGAAGAATTACATCAATTGACTAAAGATACAATATTAAAAATGGGAGGAAACAAATAATGATGAACGAAACACATAAACACCATTTCCAAGTTGCCGATGTTGGTGCTTGGGACTTAGACGAGGATAGAAGCATTGTACCGAGCATTCATAGTTCTTTGAAGGCATCTGGTATCACAGCCGTTGTAGACGGCGACGAAATGAACTCTGCCGGATTTTCCGTTTGGACCTACTCACCAAGAGAAGTGGTAGAGCAGGCTCTAAAGGATGATGGAATAGAGCTAGAAGACTAATCCTTTTTTTCCTTTTGGATCTGTTCCAATCGTTTTTCGATAGGAAATCTTATTACATTAGACAGTTTCAAAAGCCTAATTTGCCTTTTGATCCATTCTATATAACTCATATTATTTTACAATTTTAGACTTGATAGGTGCCTTGGCACCTATTCTTTTGGCAACCGACTTGCCCTTGTTCTTGGCCTTTTTTATCTGAGCACCTTTCAATCTCAATGAACCCGCTCCTGATCTTTTTGTCTGAGCAAGTTTCTTTCCTGCCGTCTTAGCCTTGGCCTGTCTTTTCTTTCTGATCTTGGCTGACTTCTGTGGGTCTGTCTTCATGAAACAGGTGCTTGGTTTGGCAACGATCCGACCTTTCCTGGGTCCACTCGAGCACCTAAATCCTTGCTTGGGTGCCTTGCCTTTGGTACGCCTCAGGATCTGGCTGACACCTTCAGTGATCGCTGAATGGTCATCATGCTCTTCGATGCTGTCAACCTCCAGTGCCAAATTATTTTGTGATACTATATCTTGTGGCACTATATCTTGTGTTAGATCGCTTTGAATGGCACTAGATGTAGTGATACTAGATGTTGTATCTTTAGATTCTTTTGACGCTACGATGACTTCCGTTATCTTCATATCAGTATTTATAGACCTTACACCTTACACAACTAAACCTTACTGATACTAATACTGATGCTTATACTGATGCTTATACCTAAACTGATGCTTTAACTAAAGGATTAAACACATTTTATTACAGATTACACACTTTGCACAAGATCAACTTGCTCCGGACTGAAGTGTTAAATACAGATGCAATGAAGATATACGAGATATACAACACCGATGAAAACATAGGCCCTGCACCGTCCAGTGCCTGTTCAAGACCCGCAAAGGATCTACCTGCGTCCTGGATAGCCAGTTGCAAGTCACAGGGCAAGAGAAAACGTACCGGCAACCGGAGCGAGAAGATCGGTGGCAAGACCATGAAGGTCAGTGGCAAGCGTATCAAAGGAAAAAAATACGGTGGACCAACACCAGACTACTCGAAGTAACCAAAAATTCAAAGACCTAATAGCGAGCCAATAGCGAGCCATAATTAATGATATGCATCTAGAACACGTGAGGTACGATCTCAGCCACGGCTTCCCCGATGATTGGGCCACCAGCCAACTGGAGAGAGACATAATAGAAAAGATGTGCAGAGATCAACAGTTTGACCTCGTGGTAAATGCCACGTGGGGATTCCTCGAGTGTCCACACCCAATAAACAATGAGACCAGTGACAAGTTCAAGGTCGTCAAGGACCTTGTCATGAATCATGGTGTGCGAAATATATTGTTCTTTAATTTCGTAGATCCTCTTTACGAGGAATCGACATGGTATGATGTCCTTGATGCCTGTAAAGAAAAGATAGGAGAGCACAACATCAGGACGGTGGGCTTCATTGACAGCAACAAATTCAAACAAGACTTGCCTGTCCCTTTCTGGGCTATCTATAACGAACGTGCTTTTACCAGGTACGATGAAAAAGATCTGATCCCCGGCAAGTTGGAGAATACCTATCTGTGCTACAACAGGAAGCCTACCTTCCACAGGACATGGTTGTACGAGCAGTTACAGAAGCAAGGGCTATTGGCAAAGGGTATATTCACACTAGGCAATCAGGATCCGGCCAAGGTCATACTGATCAACAAGGACAAGACAACACTCCCATTCACCTCCGAAAACATACACGGCAACCTAAACATACCCAATGACACACTCAGCGTTGGACCTTTGGACGCATGGAACAGCAGTTTCCTAATAATAGTCACAGAGACGGACCACAACATGAACACCGCCGTGCCATTCTTGAGCGAGAAGATATGGAAGCCATTGATTGGTATGCGACCGTTCGTGTGCCTAGGAGACAAAGGCACAATCAAGAGTCTCAAGGAAGCAGGGTTTGAGACCTTCAACGGGTTTTTTGGTTTTGACAAGGATGACCTTACAGTGGACGACATCACGAATCTAGTCAAGAGATACAAAGGCGATCCGGCCCAGGACTATGAAAGTCTGCGAGACAAACTTATCCATAACAGGAAGAGATTCTATGAATTTGCCAAAGAACAGAAGAAAATTTTTGATCTATAATGAATAATTTCTACACCCAGAACATCGAAATGTACAAATACGAGCACCAGAACTACGAGAGCAGTGATCATTACGCGGACGAAATATTACAACAGGCAAAGGTTAATAAAAATAGTGTAAGGACAGATGCGGATGACTTCCTGCTGGTGACCACTCTGTTGTGGGAGAGACACCTGCTAGAAGATTTCCAATTATACAAAAATCTTTTTGATAGTTTCAAACGTAAGAAAATTAAAACCATATTGATTATTGATTCACATTATCACGACAAGGAGATCAGTGGCCTATCAACAGAAATACATTACGTCAATTATTTCTTATGGAGGACATATGACAAGGTTGTTAGGCAAAACAAATCTAAAATAAATCTTACCTGGAATGATAATTCGACAAAGTTCTTGATATTAAATGGGAAACCCCAGAGAACAAACAGAATAAGATTATTATGGAAACTCAAGCAATATCTAAGTAAGGCCATATGGTCATTACATGTACACAGTGGCACCAAACAAGAATGTAGGGCATTGTTCCCCGAGCTGAATGACCAAGAGTTTAACAAGTTTGTTGAGGAATACAATAATAATCCTGATCAGGCTAATATAATATTCCAAGAAAACTCATTGCACTACGGAGGCATTCCTTATGATCAAAAGATGTTTGGCGATTCCTTGTTCAGGGTTATTACAGAGACAGATTTTATCGTGCGTGAAGACGTCTCGGCATGGCTTACAGAAAAAACATTCATAACCATATTGAATAATTTACCATTCATAATGGCAGGCGACAATAACAGTCTCTACAAATTGAGAAACATGGGTTTCCGAACATTTGAAAACTATCTCCCTGTTCCACACTACGATGAACTTCGTGATGAAGAAAAGAAATTAGATGCCATAGTCACCAACACTGCCTATTGGATAGGGTCAATGCAAGACAAAGAAGCGATTGCTGAAGATGTGAGACACAACCACGATAGATTGATAGTGATTGCCAATGAAAATTTAAAGAATTTAGAAAACATATGTAAGAAACACAGCATTTCTACTTTGAGAGTGGAAGAAATATGCACGACTTTTGACATAATGGGAAATGAATAGCATGTTCTATAAAATTATACCTTCGAGCAGTCACCTAGAAATCAGATTCAACAACGATGACACACAATGCCAATTCCATAAATTTCATAGGAGCCAACATGTGACTCTATTCAACATGCCAAAATGTGCTTCCACCTCGTTGAATGGTTACTTCGAATTCCTCTGCCAACAACCAATGCAAGGACACAAAACACTGTTGTTCCTAAGAGAGCCCCATGACAGGCTGAAGTCTGCATTCAGAATGAAATGCCTCAACGAACTTGCCCCCAACAACTTCAGTAGCACGATCGAAAAATATTACCAGTTCCTACAAGGTAAGACGATACCGTATGCTCACTACAATGACATGATACACTTCATCCCTCAACACAGTTTCATGGATTCCGTTGATATGGAATTTGACTACATGGGTAGAGTAGAAAATTTACAACATTCCATAGACCAATTAAATATTGCTTTTAACATCAAAAAATACAAAGTGAAGCACATGAACAAGAATAAGTTAGATAAAAAACACAACAGCCAGTTCGAGAAGGAATACCAAAAGCACATGCAAGACAACAAAACATTCTACACAAACTTTCTCGAGAAGGATATGAGATTATATGATATACGAAACTAAGATAGGATTCATTGGACTAGGCAAACTGGGCATGCCTTGTGCGGAGGCCATAGCCAAAAAAGGATTCGACGTCACAGGCTACGACATAGTTCCCAAGAGCAGTGACAAAATAACAATCAAACAAACAATCAAGGAACTTGTAGAAGACAGGGACATAGTTTTCGTTGCCACACCTACGCCACACGAGGATGGGTACGATGGCAGGACACCCACCAGTCACCTTCCGGTAAAAGATTTCAACTACACAGAAGTTAAACAAGTGCTGTCCGCATGTGACAAACACATGAGACTCGACCAGACTCTTGTGCTGATATCAACTGTGTTGCCGGGTACCACAAGGAGGGAGTTCGCTCCACTAGTGACTAATACCAAACTAATGTACAACCCATATCTGATAGCCATGGGCACCGTGGCGGATGACATGGCCAACCCAGAAATGGTAATGATAGGATCTAAATCTGGAATGAAGGACGACGATTGCAAAGCCAGATCAGAATTACTCGAAAGTTTTTACAACCAAGTGTGTAGTAATATGCCACGTGTGGAGTTTGGATCGTGGGAAGATGTAGAAGGAATGAAGATATTCTATAACACATTCATCAGCACTAAAGTCGCATTGGTAAACATGATACAGGATGTTTCAAATAAACTTGGCAACATGAACGTTGACAATGTCACAGGTGCATTATCTCGAAGTACCATGCGTATAATAAGTGACAGGTACATGAAAGCAGGTATGGGCGATGGCGGAGCGTGTCATCCTAGAGACAACATAGCACTGCGTTGGTTAGCGAAAGAACTTGACCTAGGCTATGACATGTTTGAAAGTATCATGACAGCACGTGAGAAGCAGGCCGAAAACATGGCAAAGGCAATCCTAGAATACGGCAAGAATATATTTTTCACTAGTGATTCATACAAGCCTGGCGTGAACATGCCAGACGGATCTAGTTCATTGTTATTACAATACTTTGTGACAAAGCACGGAGGACAGATCGTAAATGGTGTTGATACCCCAGTGGAAGTGGTAGTCAGAATACACGAGTCAGATCAAGTATCCGCAGACAATAGCACAATCATATTCGATCCTTGGCGTTCGTATCCACCCGCTGATAACGTATTCTATTATGGTGCAGATTAATAAATACAGTATATGACAAACTCAGACAATACATTTGGTGTACACAATAAGAAGACTACCATCTATTCACAACCTTATGATGGATCAACAGCACTTACAACTTTTTCTAATATCACAGAAGGCAAAGCATTTTTCTTTGAAGATGCTACGTTAACCATATTTGATGAGTGTGCTACACAGATAGCATGGGAAGTGGTCAATGACTCTAGAGGTGACGCAACCAGTTTGAAACAGACGATTGCTTTTGGCACCAAGGATGATGCAGGTGCAGAAACATGGGCAGACGCACTAAACAGAAGAATGAAAGCTCAGCAAGACGCATCAGAATGGCATAAAAAACCATATAATGACGAAAACTCATCTGATCACCTATTTTAATAATCGGCCATAAAAAAAGGGCGATATTTCTACCGCCCCTTTAAATTAGATATTAATTACGCAGAGTAATTAATTACTTTTCTTCCAGATTTCTTTAATAAAGAAATGATGTTTGACTTCATAGTCAAAGCAGAGTTCTTAGGTGCAACACCTAATACTTCTACTGTAAAGTCCAAACCTTTTGATAACAACTTGTTAGTCGCTGTTTTTCTTGCAGTGTTTTTTACTGCTAGGTTTTTGAACTTGATTTTACCACCGTGTACTTCACCGTTTACTTTGTAAGTAGA